TCTCCTAATTGTTTTAATAAATAAGCATACGAAATAGCTGATGTAATCGCATCTGTATCTGGATTTTGGTGTCCAAAAACTAATAATTTACTCATCTTTTATCCTCACTTTTATAAATTTTATACTGATTATTTTACCACACTATATTTAGAAAACCAATCTAAACTTCTAAATATCCTTTATATTCTTGTGTTCTTAAAATACGGTTCGCATTTGCAACACGTTCTTTCGTTGGTGGTTCAATATGTTCTAATTTGTATGGAATTCCTAAGTTTTTCCATTTATAAACACCCAAACGGTGATATGGTAATACTTCAAATTTCAATACATTTTTTAATCCTGCTACAAAATCACTTAATCTTTGTAAATATTCATCATAATCTGAACGTTCAGGAACTAATACGTGACGAATCCAAACTGGTTGACCTTTGTCTGATAAATATTCTGCTAATTGTAAAATATTTTTATTAGTCCAAGCTGTTAATTTCTTATGTTGTTCATCATCAATGTGTTTAATATCTAATAAAATTAAATCTGTATATTCTAATAATTCTTCGAATTTGCTAAAAAATGGTTCGTCATACGTAAATGGCATTCCACAACTATCTAATGTAGTGTGAATCCCCATTGCTTTACAACGTTTAAAGAAATCAATTAAAAAATCAACTTGTAGTAGAGGTTCTCCTCCACTTACTGTTACGCCACCTTTTTTACCCCAAAAGGCACGATAACGTAAAGCTTCCTCTAACAATTCTTGACTTGTAATTTTTTGTCCTGCTCCAATATTCCAAGTATCTGGATTATGGCAAAACTCACATCTCATTCGGCATCCTTGCATAAATGTTACAAATCGAACGCCAGGTCCATCAACTGAACCAAAACTTTCTGTAGAATGAATATATCCAACAACTGGCTCACTCATTCATAATCCCTCCAATATATCAATTCTCTTTTAACATGATTTGTTACTATTATAACACATTTTTCATAAAAACGGTTATATGGTTGTTTCTTCAACTACATTTTTCAATGAGAAAGTGTTTACTCTATTAAATTTATTCTTCCTCTAAAAAACTGAGTATTTTAGGACTAAATAAGTATTCTATCTCCGTTTATCCCCTAAGTTTTATCATAAAACAAAAAAGAACGTTGAAATATCAACGTTCCTCTCTTACGTTCTAGGAGAATTTCTACGGTATTGTCAAACCAACGTTTCTGACACATTTGTTCCGTATTTGTTCCGTGAAAAACGAAATATTAAGGTACACGAATCCCTATTTTTTAATCATTTTCTAATATTCTATCAATCTCTTCCAGCTGATTATACAAAAAAAGCCCCCTACCTGTAATAACAGATAGGGGGAATTTCTTTAAAATTGAATTTTACCGTTTGCGTCTACAGTGATATTGGCACGTTCTAATCGTTCGCCATTCTCGTTGAAATAATACCAGTCGCCATCAATGTTTCTGCATTCACGACTGACCATATCGCCATCATTAGCTGTTAGATAGTATACTTTGTCATAGTATTCTAACCAACCTTCGTGCATGCTTCCGTCTTCATGGAAGAAATACCACTTACCATTAATCTTGTTCCAACCTCTAGCTGTAGCACAATCTGAATTTAACCAATACCATTTACCATTATCTTTTACCCATTGGTCAGATAACGCATATCCGTTCTCATCAAACTTGTACCAAACGCCATTAATTTTCTTCCATTGGTTAGTAGGCGTACCATCTGAATCACGATACGTCCAACGATTGTTGTATTCAATCCAACCGTTGATTTCATAGTCAGTGTCCGCTTCCTCGTAAGGGAATCTAAACCAACCCACAATACCGTCAAACGAACGTGTGTTGTATCTTGCTGGCCCACCTACTTCTAATGAGTCTGCATTACCATCAATATTTTGTTCAATCGTTTTAATCGTGTAGCCATCACTATCTTCAATCACAATACCAGTGTGCCCATACGGGTGTCCATATAACGCTTGTGTTTCCATCACGAAAATATCTCCTGCCTTAGGGTTCACATCGTCTGCTGCATTGTATTTTACATAATAGCCATTCGCTTTTGCACTATCTAATAAGTCGATAGCATTGCCCCATAGCCACTTACCAAAATAATGGTAGCTGATATAGTTAGGCAAGTCCACACATTGTGTGCCATATACGCCATCTGCATTCACGCCAATACCACGATTAGCTAAGTTTTTTGCATAGTTTACTACTTCAATTGCTGTTGTCATGTAATCACTCCTAAATATAAAAAAATAAGAGGCAGGGTTTCTGCCTCTTTGTTTGATTAGTGGTATAATCTAGTCCTATAACGTTGGTAAAGTTGTTGGCCACTCATCTTCTGTTAAATAAGAGAATGGGTTTACGTGATTTTCTTCTGAACTGAACTGACTAGTTACAATATGCAACTCTAATTCCCTTTTTGAATCATTATTATATACGTAGTGAAGACACACAGCACCACACCCTTGTGAAGCTTCTGAATTTTCCGCACTATATGTATCCCCAGGAATATCAATAGTTTTTTTAAATATAGTCTGAACTATATTATCAACAGACTGGAAACCTTGAATAGATAATTGACCGAATATATCACTACCACCCGTATCTAATATTAAATTATATTCATGAGCATTCACATTATCACTAATTTTAGGTTCAAACTTAACATGCACAACATCATTTATACGTCTAAAATACATTCTGTTTTTATTCTTACCCTTATCCTCCTGCCAACCTAACACCCAACCAGTGTCGCCTTCAACAACTTTCCAACCTTGATTTCCACCATCAGTAGTCTTAATCCATTTTAAAGCTCCATTAGTTTTGGCTGTGTCAATATAAGTCGCTCCTATAGGCGCTTCTACTACACCGTTTGGCATTCCAGTGCCACGCATTTCAGATTGACCAGTTGGACGACTTTCCAACGCTGTTAAACGTTGTTTGACTTCTGTATCGTTGTATACTGTATCATTATCCGTCTTCACTTCTAACGCATTAATTCGACTGACTAAAGCACTATCGTTATATGGCGTTGGCAACTCAGTCTTCAACGCATAACCATCTAATGATTGGTGCTGTGTTAAATATCCTTTACCAGCTAACTCATCTCTAGTCACAAGATTGTTTAATTCGACTTTTTTAGCATATTCTTCTAAAGACTGATGACTAGTTAGATAGTTTTTACCTTCTAACTCTTCGTTCGTAACCAATTTCGATATACCGTTTTCTAGTACATTCATACGGTTTACGATTGCTGCATCGTTATATAATTCAGACTTCTTAGCATAATTAGTTAATGATTGGTGTTCAGTGAGATAGTTTTTAGATTGTAATTCTTGTTTTGTAACTGTGGAATTTTCAAGATTGGATACACGTTGTGTGAGTGCTGAATCGTTGTATAACTCACTCTTCAACGCATAATTTTCTAAAGATTGTGGTAACTCCGCCTTACTAACTAACGTGGTTACATCTACTTGCGGACGATTTTCTAGATTCGTTAACCGTGCTTTAACTCCGCTATCGTCATAAGCTACATTGACCGTATCTGAATCCGTAAATGACACATTCTTAGACTGACCATCTACATAGTTGTAAGTTAGCGTAACGTTGCTGCCTTCCTTGTTGACGGATACGCCTGTGATGAAATTATCTGTTTTACCTTCTAATGTAGTCAATCTACGTTTGACTTCTTCATCATTGGTTTGCAATTCTTTTTTAGTTGCTAATGTAGCTAATGTATCTGTATTCACTTTACGTGCTAATTCCTCACGTATTTCAGTGTCATTATATGGTTGTGGAATACTTGCTTTAGCAGCTTCTAGTTCTTGCTTAGTAGCCAATCCACTAATATCCTGGATATAGCCTTTACTCTCTAACTCTTCTTTAGTAACCAATTCTGCCATTTCAGATTTCTTAGCATAATCCGTTAACGACTGGTGTTCTTTAATGTAACCAGCCTGTTCTAATTCTGATTTTGTAACATATCCGTCTAGTGATTGGTGGTTAGTGAGATAATTCTTACTAGCTAATTCTTCTTTAGTAACCAGTCCGTCTAAACTTTGGTGTTCGACTAGATAGTGTTTGCTTTCTAATTCCTCATGAGTTACTACAGATTTGTTTTCCAGTGCTTGTACACGATTTTCAACGGCTGTTACTTTTTCAGTAGTGGCTAGATTAGAAACATCTTGAATATAATGTTTATCCTCTAACTCTTGTTTCGTGACTAATCCTGAAATATCCTGGTGTGTCGTTAAGTAGCCTTTGTCTGATAGTTCATCTTTAGTTACTACATGACTTAAATCCACATCTGGTTTATTCTCTAGCACTTGTACGCGTTGTTCTACCGCTTCTACTTTGGAATTTGTAGCAAGACCAGAAATATCTTGATGGTTTGTTAAATAGCCCTTTTCTTCCAATTCATCTTTAGTGACTAATGAGGCAAGGGATTGGTGTTCCGTTAAGTAGTTCTTACTAGCCAGTTCTTCCTTAGTAACTAACCCACTAATATCTTGATGACTTGTTAAGTAACCTTTACCTTCTAACTCATCTTTAGTCACTAAATGTTCTAAAGATTGGTGGCTTGTTAAATACAGATTACTAGCACGGTTAAATTGTTCCTCAATCGCATTAATTTTATCTAATAACGGTTTATCGTTGTATGCACCGTTCGCAATCGCTTTAGCTTCCAGTAAACTAACACGTTCTGTTAACGCACTATCGTTATAGAGTTCAGATTTCTTAGCATATCCTTTCTCCTCTAATTCTTGTTTTGTGACGCTTGTATCTTCTATAGCAGATAATCTACGTTTTACGTCTGTGTCATCATAAAGAGTGTCGTTATCCGTTTTAGCTTCCAAAGCTTCTACGCGTGATTTTAACGCAGTATCATTGTACAATTCAGATTTCAACGCATAATCTGTTAATGGCTGATGTTCTGTTAAATAATGCTTACCATCTAGCTCATCTCTCGTAACAAGGTGCGATAAATCTACTGGAGCTTTGTTTTCCAACGCGTCCACACGAGCCTTCAACGCACTGTCATTATACAATTCTGTTTTCTTTGCATAATCTTCTAGTGACTGATGACTAGTAAGGTATCCCTTAGCAGTTAACTCATCTTTCGTTACTAAATGTTCCAACGACTGATGACTCGTTAAATACAAATGACTAGCATTCGTAAACTGTTCCTCTACTTCACGTATCTTATCTAGCAATGGTTTATCATTATAGGCACCATTAGCAATCGACTTCGTTTCTAATAAGCTCACTCTATCTTCTAATCCTTGTGGAAGTTCAGACTTCTTAGCGTACTCATCTAAGGATTGGTGGGCTGTTAAATACCCCTTTGCTTCCAATTCGTTTTTTGTAACTAAATTTGAAGTATCCAATACTGGTTGGCTATTTCTAACTTCGTTTAACTCTTCTTTAGTTGCTAGATTCGATAAATCTACATGTGGTTTGTTTTCAAGATTAGTCAGTCTTTCCTTAACCTCTGTATCGTTATAGACTGTATCGTTATCTGTTTTGTTTTCTAAAGCTGCTACTCTACTCACTAATGCTGAATCATTATATAGTTCAGTCTTCTTAGCATACTCTTCCAATGATTGGTGTTCTGTTAGGTAACCTTTAGTTTCCAACTCCTGTTTAGTAACAACATCGCTACTATCTGCTTTACCAGATAGTAACTCCCTAATTTCAGTGTCATCATACGTTCCACCGTTTTTCTTAATCTTATCCATCAGTTCTTCCAGTTCCTGTTTCGTAACAATATCTGCTACTGGAACAATTCTGCGACTGACTTTTTCTTCTACAGGCAACTCTCTAGTCTTATCAATTTCAGATAATCTAGCGCCAAAAGTGAAACGATAAACATCTGTGGACTTCTCTAGTTTGTCAAAGTATAAATATCCTGTGACTAATTCATCTTCCACAATTAAAGAGGTGTCAAACTCAATTGTGATAAGATTGCCTTTAAACTGACACAATGTTTCATAATAACGATTCGTATTCTCAAAATGAAACAACGCAATGACCTTATCTGCTGGTACATCATAGTCCATGATAAATTCAAACTGTGCATTGTTCTTATCGTATGAGTAAAACTCATCGTTAATTTTCACGCCATTGTGTCGCTTACGTGTGGTTATCTGTATGGTTTTACGAATAGTTTTTGCCATTACGCCACCCCCTAGTCTTGTTTAGGCTCGTCATAAGTCATTGCCTTATCGCTATCTTTAAACCCATCTGTAGTAGGGTCATTCACAATACCAATGATTGCCAACACGATAAACAACGCATTGACAAATGCACCAATATGGTTCACGATGGCTGTTAAATCAATCGTAAGACCAAAGATTGCCATAAAAGCTTGTACTAACAACGCTAATGCTGGAATTAGTGTTAATACAAAACGCTTATTTTTTAAACGTACTTTCCAATTAATATTCATATTTAACGCTCCTTTAACGGTAGTTTCATAAACTGTTGATACATATCTTCTATATATCCATTACCACCTAATTCTTTATACGACTGGAATAATGCTGTGATTCTACGTGTCTCATCACTAGTACGGTAGCCATCAATAATTGCTGCCTTCATATCAATCTCAAGGCGGTAGCTTTCTGTTGTTTTTGTTCCACGGGCTATCTTTGCAATATCTGCATTATTCTTCTTTCCAATAGCCGTGATTTCATCTACTACTTTCTGAATGTTATTAATCTTTGTATTCAATTCATCTGTAGCTTTTTTACTTCCAGTTTGTAACCACACTGTTGCTAGTGCCGTAATGGCTGGAATCAATGTAACTAATACAGTGTCACTCATTGTTTTCACTTCCTTCTTATAAAATAAATAGGGCAGACTACATAGCCTGCCCATAAAAAAAGGAGACTTAGCCGTTGTATTCGACTAACTCTCCTTGTTCATTTACAGTTAAACCTGCTAAGTGTAATTGTTCTAACACTCGTTTTTTCAAAGGCTTAGGTACTTGTTTGTAAGAGTAACGCCCTTCGATAATGTTAACTGCCATTAAGATGACCATGTTTGTCATACTGTCCACCCCCTTTCTAGTTACCAGCGATAGTGCCATCTGTAGGCGTGCTAGTAGTTCCTGTACTGCTTGTTTCACTGTGTGTTTCTTCTGTACTTTCATGGTGTTCTTCCTCCGTTTCATGACTGCCTTTTAACGCTTCTACTTCTGCTGATAAATTGAATACTTGTTCTGTTAACTCAAACAATGATTTTTGTGTCGTTTCTGAATTTTTCTTTGTATGTTCTCCTAACTCTTTAACCTGTGCTAAGTTTTCTTTTACCTCATTCGATAACGCTGTCAACTTCGCAATCGTGCTTGTAGGGTCAAACTCAATATTCATGATTTCTAACACGGCTTGAATGAGTTCTTCATCGCTTTTATTTAACTGATTACCAGCTAATGAACGTGTGATATACGTGTATGGATATTCACGATAGATAGACACTTCTGTGACATTTAATTTCACAACTTTACCCGTGACTGTATATTTGTTTTCCATTATTTCTTATCTCCTGTAGGCTTTGTTAATTGTTCTTCTAACTCCACAATTTTTGCATTAGCTTCTACTAGTGCTTCTTGTAAGTAAGCTTTTTCTAGTGTTAAGCGTGAAATTTCCTGTGCTAAAAAATCGGTAACTTTAGGCTTGTTGTTCATATTTATCAATCCTTTCTGATAGTTCTTGTACTGCTTTAATTAAAAAAGGGACTACTTTGCTGTAGTCCACGGTGTAATAGTTATTAGATATTTTTGCCATATGAGGTATATGTTTAATCGCTTGTTGAGCAATTACCCCTAATCGTTCATGTTTTCCACTATTTTTCCAATCGAATTGCACCATTTCTAACTGGTTAATAATATCAAGTCCTTTTGTGGTGGACTTTTTAATATTGGTTTTCAAACGAGAGTCAGATGGTTCACTCCAAAGTACGTGTTGGCTTCCCCATTCAACATTACTATTGTGTATCTTCAACCTAGTTCCATTATCTGCTCCAACATACATCGTTCCACGTAATACTATATCTGACCCAACTTCTAAATCATTAGAAATATCAACTCTTGCTCCAAACTCGGTATTGGCTGTAAAGTACGCTGTACCGTTGAATGTAGATACATTATTACAATACATGTGTCCATCTTCTTTTACATACCATGCGTTTCCGCCAGGTTCGTCCCACGTACGACCCCAGTTCACGAATAACGCTACACCGTCGTCGTTGTTACGTTCACCGTTACTCAATCCTACTGAATAAGCATTGGCACCAGTTATCCAATGACCACCCCATTTTGCGTGTGGACCAATAGAAAATCCACCGATGATACCTTTATAACCTTCTAGGAAAGCAGCTTTTACTTTTTGTGCTGTCACTTGGTCTGAAAATAGTTTTGTGATGAAAGCGTCACTTGACACAAGAGTTTTAATAAATCCTTCAGTTATACTAACTTTATCTGCACTAATAGCACCAGTTGCTAATTTTGTCGACGTAATACTTCCTGCTGCAATTTCTGCTCCAGTGATAGTGTTGGCTGCAATCTTATCTGCTGTGATAGCACCATCAACAATCATATCTCCATTGACTTTCATCTTTTTAGTAAGGACTTGTACATTATCAGAATTGACCGCAATCATACTTGCTAATTGCTGCCCGTTAACTGTTTTACCACTACCGAATGTAATACCATTTTCCGTAACCGTGATTTCAGATTTTCTGTCTACTGCTTGTACAGTTTGTCGAATACCATCAAGGCTGGCTTCATATTGAGTAACTTTATTATTAATACCAGTGATTTGTGTGGTATATCTATCTCCTAACTGTTCTACTGTTGAAGTAACGGCTTCTTGTTTAACAGTAGACTTTAATGAATTTAATCGTTGTTCGAACGATGAAAAATTACCATTCAATAGATTATTCACTTGTTGCATAATACTGTTTGACGTAACACCTAAAGCAGTTTGCATTTCATTATTCTTAAATTCCGTTAATAAACCTTGATTGGTAGCACGAATTTTACCCCACAATTCACTATTAGGGTTAGTAAGTTGTAAGTTTAATGAACGCAAGTCGTTTAAAATACCAGCTGTAGGTGTTTGCGTAACTGTAGGTGCTACAAAAGCTGTCGGTGTGTTACCCTTTTCTAATTGAATATCCCTAACATCCGTGTTCCCTACGCAACCTAAGTGGTGTATCTTAATCAATTCCTGTGCTGACTGTGGTGTGAACGTTTTGTAATATCTACCGTTTAATTCATTGGCGGGGCTTTTGTTATTTTGTATTGTTACTTGCATAGGCTACTCCTTTCTGTATAAGTTTAGAGTTACGTCTGATGTTTGCTGGTTCATAAATTGTTGAAATTGCATTTTATCGGCTAGGTTTTTAAAAGTGATTCTTGTATACAAAGAATACTTATCGCCGTATAAGTGATGAAAAAAATATCCGAATTTTACAGCTTCCCAACTTTTATCTCCAACAACTACTTTAGAAATATCTACTTCTACATCTTCTGCTGCAATTGAACGAGAGATAAGTTCTCTCATTTGTGATGCTAAACTATTAGTAGGCTCCGTTGACCAAAATCCAATATAAGAAACAGAAACTGATAACCAAATTTTTTCTAGTATTTTCTTCCACACCAACTTATCTCCAACATACCTAGCCACAATCTCTTTACCGTTTACATAAATACCTTGTCTAGCCATATCTCAACCCCCTAAGCATAATAATCATAAACAGTACCAGCGTCCTTATTGCTAATAGCGTCAAACTCGGCTTTACTACCGACCCAATACTTCATTGGTTGTCCAGTCCGTTGATTGATAATGTTCTGTCCTGGTTGACCGTCTGCACCACGTTCCCCTGTAGCACCCCTAGCTCCGTCTTGCACGTTATCTAGTCGTGTACTAGCAGCAGCTTTAATTCCTTGATAAGTCACAACGATATATATTTCTAAATATCCACCACTACGTTGGGCTGGACTCCATTGTGCAAACTTACCATTAGAGTCTGGGCGTTGGTTTAATTGGGGAGTCCAGTTATTATTACCGAATCCACGATAATAGAAATCTACTGTATAATCTTGTGTTAATCTCACACCGTCATAATAAACATCTGCAATCACATACAATTGGCTGTTCACACCATTTCTATAGTTACCTTCAATTCTTACATTAGCTGTTAATGAGTGACCTCTTTCTCCAGCAGGACCTGCTGGACCAATAGCACCTGCTGGACCTGGTTGACCAGTCGCTCCTTTAGCTCCATCTGCACCTCTAGGACCAGGTGCTCCTTGTGGACCAGGTGGACCTGGTTCGCCTCTATCGCCTTTCAATGAGTTCCGTTGTGTTTGACTCAAGTTTTCAAATGTAACAACTCCATCACGCCCTGGTGGACCCTGAACACCTGGAACACCACGTTCTCCTTGAGGACCAGTTAAATATCTTAAATCTGGAAAACGGTGTGTTCCATCTCCTACTTTCATAAACCCTGTATCACTTTCACATACTGGTTCGCCCTCTCTAGGAATATATTGACTAGTTTTCCACTGTTCTTTTGTCATACGTTTCATTTGTAAAACTGCACTAACTATTTCTGCACTAATCGTTTCTGCCATTATGCACTCCCCCCATCTATAATAAATTGTGGATTTTCACTCCACACTGTTTCAGTACGATTATCACCATTAGCGTCAATGACATTCTTATAGGTGTGTGGAATCACTATCACTTCATCGCCTGCTGCAACTGTTTTACGAACAGGAACAGGTTTAAACCAGTTACCAGTATACTCAATGTTGTAATCTCCTAAATAAACCATAGGAATAACTCTATTAGACTTACTAATATCGTGTTCAATAGTAGGAAAACGTGTATCAACTGGACGTAAGACAACGTGTCCATTTTCGACAAAAAAAGCAGATTGCACATTTACAGTCACGTTTCTATGACCGTAAGGTGTACATTCTGCACTCCAACTTATCGTATATTCTTTTCCTACTTCAAAGCCGTTACCGTTGTGTCCAACTTCGATATAATCTGTTCCTAACTCGATGGTACGGTTAGTGTTGCCGTCTAATCTATTTTTGTTATAACGATAACCACCATCTCCACCAATAGATTCAGTGTTCAATCGTACATTTTCATTGGTTTCTTCTAACTTTTTACGTAACTCATCAATACCTTTAGGGTCAACGGATACGCTTTTTTTGATAATTTCTGATAATTTACTTTCAGAATTCAGTAAATCTTTTTTGAAATTTTCATACGCTTTCTCACTAGCTTCATCTTTAGCACTAGCAATAGTAGCTTCTATCTCACGTTTGATTTCTTCTTTTCGTTCTTCTGCTTTTTCATCATATTTAGCAAGCATTTTCTTGGGGTCCTCTGTATCCACAATCAATTCCCATGAATCTCCAGTCCACCTTTTTAATTGCTTATAAGGACCATTACTTGCCCACCACATATCTCCTTCTTTGAATCCACCTTTAGGTGCTGCTGGTTCTTCGTCAACGCTACCCCAATATACATCATTCATGTTATCTCCAGTACGTCCTACTAAACCTTTCAACTCTTGAAATTGATACGCTTGATTACCAGCTATTGTACTCATAGCAGCGTCAATAGCACTGCTAATCTGTTGGCTGAAATTATTGTTATTTTTAGGTAATAATGAATTGAGTGTACCTAACGTTAAATCATCATACTGTTCTAATAAACAGTTCCAATTAGTAGCAACAATTTTTAATGCTATCCTATCAATATTTGATTCTGGAATAGTGACTAACAATTGGTCGCACAACTCTACTTCTTCAATAATTCCTTCTCCAGCTTTAGCAAGGTCAACATATTTTACAGTAGTTTGAAACTCATAAGTATAATGGTCGTTTTTCTCTACATATTCTTGTGCTAGTTGTCTTAATTTACCTTCATCAAGTTCAAATTCTTTTTTAGCACTTGAATCAAAAGCACCGTCTTTATCAAAATATCTCCAACGATTTTTGATAGGTGTCCAACCAGTAGCCATGGCTCCCGTTTTATCTAAGAAGTAACGCGTGCCGTCTTTATCTTTAAACCACTGATTTTCATACATGTATCCGTTCTTCTTGAAACGATACCATTTACCTTCAATCTTAACCCAACGGTTTTTAGGATACTTACCATTGGCAAAAACAAACCACCAACCTTTGTCGTCACTAGCCCAATGACCGCCTTCTGCTTCTTTTGTTTCTCCTTCTTCCCCCATCGTTCCTGTATCTTCGCTAGTGTCTTCTGGAGTTTCGATATTCTCGTTTGACGCACTAGCTGTACTGTCAGTAGGTTCTTCATCTGGTTTTACAATGTTAGGATTTTCTTTAAAATGGTCACTAAAGTTTACTGGAAGAACACGTACAATATTCGTTCCTAAAGTGTTCCACGCTACAAACTCATTATTAGGCAGTGTATAGACTTTATTGTCTTTTATAACATAAGGCATGATATGAGTATATGAATTTTCACTTGATTGACTATCTTCTAAACTTAATAGATTTTTACCAAAAGTGATTCTTGTAGGTTGTTTTCTCCCCATATCTTTCCACAATTTTATCGTGAAATTATCGAACTCATATTCCCCACCCCACTTGGCTAAAATAGAATCATCTGTTCCACCTAGTGCCGTTCTTGCATTGGGTATTTTATCAACTCTAAAAGTAGTTTGATTTTCAGTCATAATATTAGACCATGTTCTAAAACCATGACCAGGAACAATAATCGAGTTCGCCCAACCTTGTAACGCAATATCTCCGTTACCACTAACAGTCGCATTAGGTAACAATACTATTTTTTTCAAGCGGTAACTAATATGTTCTGCATAAACAGTAAAAGTTTTATTATCCTTTTGAGTGATTTTAACAATATCGAACCATTGTTTTTTAGTACGTTGACCTGCACTGGTTTGTATTACATTATCAATTTGTAACACATTGGCGTTTTCTCCACCAACTAAATATTCCCCTTCAAAGTAGTATGACCCATTACGTTCCCGTACAACCTTAGCACTAAGCCAATCTGGAGTAACTCCTAAACCAGTACCGTAATACGTTTGTGCGTTACTATCAAATACGCATATCATACTTTCGCCCCCCAATTAGGACGCAAACGTAAAGTGAAAGAACTATTATCTAATCTAATAGTATTCACTCCTGGTTTAATCGTTAAAAAATTATCCGTTACTAATTGGTCATACGCTGCGGTTTGTCCGAACCATGCTGAACACTTTTCGCAATCCACATTAATACCAGTAGATACGTTTTTAAAACTCATACTTTCTTCTCCAATACGTACTGTCACATTCCCTGTCCCTCTAAGTTCAAAATATGGCTTAGATGGCAACGTTGTAGGGTTTACTATTGTTTCTCCATTTGATACTGTGGATAACAATTTACCACTTTCTAAATATTTGACTGGGTGCAACTTGAACGTTATGGATAATTTACCAAACTTACGTAACGTTTCTTCGATTTCAAAATCTTCTAACATGATTGCACGATACGTATATAACGGGTCCCATGAAAATTTTAATTCTGTCCACGTTGAAGTATGTAGCCATGCTGAAATTTCTTGTGCTACATTCGTTAACGAACGTCTATCAGAAGATTTTAATTTAATAAAGAAAGGGATAGTTTGGTCAACAGGCAACAAACGCTTATTAGGAATTAATACCGCACCATCTCTCCCCATTATCTCTACCACTTGAATATCATTTCTAGCCGATTTCATTTTAAAATCACTAGAAATATATAATCCAAACTCTTTAGAAGAGCGACCGTTAAATACTATATATTCTTGTTTCACATTCTATCTCCTTCCCTTTTAGCTAACCACGCAAACTTCTTGAATAGTTCTTCTTCATTTTGACCTTTTTCTGCATGGAAATGTTCAATATGCAATGTAGGACTATAACTAGAGTTATTAGTCACATTAGATACATTCCCAACTCCAGCAGCATAAGGACGTGCAAACACATTAGGCACATCGTCCATAAAACTACGTATCGTACCGTTCGCAAACCTAGGCAACAATCCTAAATAGTTTGCAAGATACGGTTTGTGTAATGTATCTCGTTTGAATTTATCAATAGATGACCACACTTTTGTTCCTCGTGGAAGATTATAAAGCGTGTCTGTAGCAGGCGACACACCGAACATACCATCTGGTGTTAAGAACGGCTCCCGTCTACCACCATCTCCTAAGAACGCCCAACCACCTGTGTGGTAGTCAGTTCCTGTTGCGTAACCAGTTAAAAACGAACTGATGGAAGCAACCCAACGACTATTCGCAAAATTCCTAAAAGCAGTTTTTATTCCATCTAACACACTCCACGCTTGACTAGCGTCTGCTGTAATTGTAGTAGTCTTTGTAGTAGGTACTTCATTGATAGACTTTGTTAACGACTCTACTTGTGGTTTTGTAGAGCTTTCTGCATTTGTTTCAGTTTTGAAATTAGCACCTTGTTTAGCACGTTCTTGTGCTTGTCTAATCTTCTCGTCCATATCTGCTACAACTCTACTCGTACCATCTGCGTCTGTCATAGTAGGTAAATTTAACGGGTTTGCAAATGTTTTTTCTGCTACATTATATTCTGTTAATAAAGCTTGAATCTTCTCTTTAGCGTCTGGTGCTGTAGTGTCAATCTTAGCAAGTTTTTCTACAAACTCGGTATTGTTCCACAACCCATAAGCTGTAATCAGTTTATCTGTGGTTTCCCCAATCGTATCATTTCTCACTAAGGCTACTTTTTCTTCAAACGATAATTCGTCCCATTTACCAGTAGCAATTAATGCTTTCTTGATTTCAGATTCTGCATTTGAGGTTAAATTAGCTTCCTTAATAATGAATTTAAGGTTATTCCACCCTTCTTCACTTTCAGTAGCTTTTGCTATCACTTGTTGAATATTCTTAACAATCTGACCAGTTTTTTCGTCTGTAATCAGTTGTTCCCACGCTTTATTGGCTTCTTGTGTATTTTTAGATAACTCAAAGCCGAATTTTGTCATAGCGTCACTAACGTACTTATTACGTCTGTCAAGCAATTCTTTTTCTTTTTCAATTGCTGCTTCCATTTCTGCAACTGTTCTACCGTATTCTTGTGCTGTAGCATGCATAGCGTTGTCATAAGCGTCCGCTTCTGCGTCATTACCATGTGCCATAGCACGGTCACGTTGTTCTTTTAGAGTTTTATATTTCTGAACACCTATTTTTTGCATAGCCGTTAAGTGTTCATTCTCCAATGCTTCTACAGATTTGTGGTATTCAGAATATTTAATCAACCCATTGGACAAAGCGTCTTCTAGTGCTTGTTTACGTTCTTTTAAGTTGTTAACTTCTTCTTCTTTCATCTTGTTCAGACTTTTAATTCTAGTACGTAACTGTTCATCACTCATCTTCTTAATCGATTCAGTCATGTTTTCAAAGAGTTTCTGTGTTTCCCCTTTGTTACTTCCTAGTGCTTTTGCTAAGGCTTGTTGTGCTTGAGTACGTAAGCTGTTGACTTCCACAACTTCATCTTTGGTTAACGCACGTCTTTCTTGACTTGCTTTCTCGTAAATCGCATTGATTTTAGTTTCCACATCTGCAAAGACTTGTTTTGCTTCTTCTGCTTTCTGCTTACGTTCTGTTAATTCTTTTTCCGCACTAGCTTTAGCTGCGTCTGGTAACTTATCATAAATAGCTTGTAAGTCTTTTACTTTGTCATTAGCAGCTTGAGTCATCGCTTCAAACATAGAGTGAGTAGAGGTTTTCATCTTCTCTTTAGAAGATTCAGATACAGTAAACGCATTTGAAATATACATTTGACTTTCACTAGCAAACTGTTGCATTTTTTCTAGTGACTTATCAACAACTTCTCCAACATCTACTCCCCATTGCTGTAAGTTTTCTTTACTCTTCGCAATTTTCTGTGCTGCATTCCAACCTTCTTCGCCCCATTGTTTCCAGGCAAGATAACCAATACCTGCTGCGGCTGCGATACCAATTAGCCACCCCGATAATGGTACTGCTGCTAATAAACTGAAAAATCCACTAGCTTTACTAGCTCCACCAGCTAATTTTCCAACGGCACTTCCAGTACCGATACTTGCTGTTCCAACGGCTTCTATTGCTGTTTCTGTTAATTCAAAAGCACCTTTAGCAGCTTGTGCTGCAACCTGTGCTTCTCCAGCTTTTTTCAAGAATCCACCAAACATCTCTTTACCTAAGCCCCAACCTAGTTTTCCATATCCAAAAATAGTGAATAATGGTCCGCCTGCAACTCCAAAGGCTGTTAAGGCTCCAACAGCTGTTTGAATACTAGGCGGTAGTTTTCCGAACCATTCTACCATACCTTTAATACCGTCAATCCAACCACCTGAATTTTTCAAAGCGTCTGCTAAAAGAGGCAACAATTTATTACCAGCTTCAATAGCCACGTCTGTCAATCTATTTTTAGCAATCGCTAATTTTGATGCTGTGGTTTCACTAAAGGTTTGAAATTCTCGTTGTAAGGCTGTGTTATCTTTGAAAGCTTTATTACTACGACTGATAGCGTCATTGAATAACTTGTGTGCTCCACCAGCACGTAAGAGTGTATCTCTTAATCGTGATTGCTTCACGCCCATATAACCAATTAATTTAACGGCTTCTGAACCTTCTTCATTGGCTTCCCCAATTTTATCCACAAACTGGGACAACACGTCTAGTGGTGCGTTTCTAAACATTTCTTGGAATTGCTTTGGTGCAACGCCCAACGCTTTTGACAAACCTACTAATCGTTTATAAGCCCGTTCGTTTACATCTGCAAACTCAACTACCTGTGCTGTGTCAGTTAAGAACGTACTGATTGCTGTACCACCTTTTTCTGCTTCTATACCTACAGAACTTAATGCTGTCGCAATCCCTAAAATATCTCCTTCTGATAAATGTAACACTCTACCTACACCGGCAAGGTTTTTCGCCATACTAAGAATATCGTGTTCAGTAGTCGCAAAGTTGTTCCCTAAGTCTACTAACGATGAACCTATGTTCGATACTTTGTCTTGTGACGTACCCATAATGTTCATAAACTTAGCTAAATCTGCTGCTCCTTCTTCCCCTACAATATTTGTAGCGGTTTGTAGCTTAGCCATGGTTTCAACGAATGTTAATAAACTTTCATTGTGAATACCTAACTGTCCAGCCATAGCACCCATATTCGCTAATTCTTTAGCACTTACTGGAATCGTGTTTGCAAGTTTTCTGAATCCTTGTTCAAATGCTGAAAATTGTAAAGCTGTTGGGTCAGTAGTCTTTTTAACACCAGCTAACGCTTCTTCATAATCAATTGCTGCTTTAGTAACTCCAACAATACTAGCACCTACTGCTGCACCAGCAACTGCCCAACCTCTCGAAAAGTTTAGTAGTTTATTAGCTGATTCAGTAGTTTTTTTACCACTATCAATTAAACGTTGACCTTTTTGAATAAACGGGTTATTCGCAATAGCTTGTTCTTTAGCAAGTAACGAATACTCACGTCTTAACTTACTCATTTCTGCTGTTGCTTCTGCAATGTTACGTTTATATTTTTCAATATGGTTTAACATACGTGTTTCTTCATCACGTTGTTCTTGAGTAGCCCCCATACTGGACATTTTTTGCCGTAACTCCTCTAGTTTTGCTGTTTTTTCTGCTATAGACTTATTATTTTCATTAATAATAGCTTGATTCGCTTTAAACGCTTGACCCATTAAACCTAACTGCGTTGTCACACTTGCTGAACCTTTACCGTACAGTTTAATTTCTTCTCCTGCACCTTTGATAGCCTTATTTAACGTTCTTAATTGTTTCTGTGCATTACTTAGTCCCTGGTCAAACTTAGCATTATTAATCCCTAGTTCGACAACCAGTTTCCCAAAAGGTGTTTCTGCCATACTGTTCCCCCTTTCTTTTAGAATCCTTGAATGGAATCAATCATAGCTTCTTCTTCTATTGGCTCCTCGTTTCTCCAACTACCGAACTCTAATTCTATGAGGGTTGCTACTTCCATCTCATCAATCTGTTTAGGACTCCATCTGTATTTCTCCATCATGTATATATAGAGTTGGTTTACGAATTTTCTGATTGAGATTTTTTCTTCGTTGTCTTCTTCACTGACTTTTTTTGATTCGATAAGTTAACAGTAACCCCTCGTAACGCTTCAAATAAAATATCATATAAGACTAAGTGATAATCTTGAATGCTGTCTACTTGATAGCCGTTCATAAAATCGTCCACGGTAAATTGATGATTGAAATACTCACAAATCAATTCCACATTCTTATCAATATCCGTCAAAGGGTCAATAGATTCAATGAGTTTTAATTGTGCTTCCTCATCATCTCCTAGACTAATACGTTCACGTTCTTCAACTAGCTTAGCTAATTCAGTAACCTTTCTTAATGTACCCATTGTGGTTTTACCACTTTTGTACACTTTGTCATAAATTGTAATCTCCATATCGTTTCTCCTTTCTCCATATATAAAAAGGGCTAGATAAACTAGCCCAATTCATTAAACTGCTTTTTGAGGTGTAGTATACCAACCTTCTGGTAAAGTTTTAGCAACCACATCATATTTAAACGCACCATCTGATTCACGGGCAATTGCTTTACCTGCCAATGAAGGTGTTTTATATGTGATATTTTCGCCTTTTGTTTCGAACTCTTCGTTTAAAGGAGAGAATTTCACTTTATATAACACTACATATTGGTTATCTCCGTCAGAACGTTTAGATTCAAACGCTACTGCAACGTAAGGTGCTTCATCATCTGCGTTTACAGTGATACCCCCATTAGAGTCTTTTTTGTGACCTAACAACGCTGCAATTTGGTCTGGTTTTAAGTCTGTTGTATCAACTGTAATATCATAACCAGTGATACCAAAGTTACCTTCTACTTGACGGTCATCTCCATACAATGAACCTTCAACTGTTTTAGCATTTAAACTTACCTTCATTAATGGTGGTAATTTAACCGCTGTACCATAAGTTGTTCCCTCATGGTCATCTTTTGTGATTGGGAAAATTGTTAAATTTTTAACTCCGATTCTTGCCATATTTATTTCACTCTCCATTTTCTTAATAGTTTTTGATACATCGTTGCGTTCATAGAGATGGAATAACTAAAAATACGATGGATAACTTTTGTGTCGTCCATCGTATATGTGTAATCTCTATAACACGTAAATCCTAGCTTACGCATTTCTCTATCAACTTCATTTTGTATTTCATAATAATCATATTCTTCACTGTATATTCCTACTTGAAAACTCATCTTTCTTGTCAGTAAACGGTCATCTCCGAATTGTTCGTCTGACCCATAGATTTGATGGTATTCAATGAGTGGAAACACACCGTGAGGTACTCGGTTAGCCCCAATATTAGGGTAACCTTGCTTTGTTTTTGCTACGTAATTGACGATTTTAGGGTTGCTAGTGAGGGCTTTTTGAATCAATACTTCCATCTCAAATATCATGACACGTACCTCTTCAATAAGTTTTTCAATCCATTTTCCTGTACGTTTGCTATATCATCTTTGACATCTTCAAACGCACGTTCCGTCTGGTGTCGTGGTGCAATCCCTTTAGGGTTACCTTTTGAGTAAGTACCCTTTTCAAGGAACCACATATACCACGCTACTTTAGAGGTATAGCCCACTCGTACAATACGTTCTCCATCGTTACGAATAACATTCGAACGTACAACGTGTTCTCTAGCACGTACTGGATATTTTTTCTTATCCAATGGTTTTCTACCTAATGGTGTATTGTGCCGCAAAGCGTCTACATATACCTCACTACTATCACGTAACACCGTATTAATACCTCTATCAACCGTAACACTAACATCTGTTAACTTTTTGATAACCGTATCAATACCTTGTATATCTAATGACATTTCCATGCTACGCACCCCCATCTATCACTGCTTCGCCTAAAAAACGAATAGCGCGACAATCTCCTACCGTATCTCCTACGATAGACACTTCATACATTTTTCCTTGATACAGGAATCTATTTAATGTGGATAATTTTCTCGTGAATCTCGTTTCCATTTCTTTTCTATCTCTAAGAGTGTTACCACCCGATAACACTCCTTCTAATTGTTCACGAAAAATAGTTTTTTCTCGACACCATAGTTTAAAAGCTGGGACCCACTCTTGACGATAACCACGTCCAGTAGGAACATCTACCTGCTTATAAAACTGAATGTGGTGTCTAAAGTCATTAGCCCTTACTCTCCTCATGATATATCCCCCAATCCCACTTCTGGACGCACAAATGATGGAATATCATTCTCATCTTCTGCGTACTGTAGTGAGGTTATGAGTGATTGCATACCTAGAGGAAATTGCCCTATTTTTACATAATCCGTGTAATTTGACTCACGATTATCTAACCAAAATCCAACTATTAAAGTGACCACTGTTTTAGTCATAGGGTTTTCAGGCTTATACGCTCCAGCATTATATAAAAAAAACTCCGCACCCATTATTAAATCAATAATGAACGGTAGTTCCTCATCTTCATATCTATATGCTGTTTGTATTTCTAGTGGCGATACTATTGCCATATCTTACCCACCTTTCTAAACTCTAACCTGCTGCTTTAGCTGTAGTAGATGGTAAACCAGGTGCTTTAGCTGTATCAATTTCAGTTGCAATAACTGCTGCTTCGTCCCATTTTTGAACTTCAAAGCGGTCAATGATACGAATATCATAAGAGTTACGTTGGAATGATTGTCCACCAATATCTGTTCCTGTGATTTCATATACTCCACGGTCAAATAATACAACGGCTTCTTTTAAGTCCCCAATGTATAATGGTGCTTTCTTACCAGTTGACGCTAGTGTTGAGTTAGGAACAACTACTACACGGTGTCCAAAGATTGTATATCCAGTACCGTTTACTACATCACGTTGCATTAAGTAGTTACCGTTTTCGTCTTTACATTTATCTAACCAGTTGTAACCATCTTGGTTAGTGATGATTGTTGCGTTGTTAGCAAACACACCATCTAATTCCACATTTAAAATATCTTTTAAGTCGTCTGTCACTGCTACCGCTTTAGAACGTTTAGCTAATGTGCCTAACACTTCAATAATTTTAGTGTTACGTGTAAATACAGACTTACGTGCAATAAATTTAGCTAAGTGTGCCATTAAAGCAGCATTTGTGTCTTGTAATAATTGGCGTGGAATAGGTAAGATACCAGCATAAGATTTCATTGAGTATGTTTTTTGTTCGAATTCTGGTGCTGCAATATCCGCGATTTTATCCCATTCATCAATGTTAGCGAATGCTGTTTGTGCTGCTAATTTCTCGAACACACGGCTACCGCTTGTAAAGCTAGTTTGTACCACATTAATTAATGTAGATAAGTCGAATTGTTCAGTACGTTTGTACTCGTTAATTTGCGTGCTTACATCTTTAGGTACAATGAATCCACCGTTTGCGTCTTGTTTAGATTGTAAGTAAGGTGTTGCTGTAGGAACATCTTGTGCACGTTTTTCTAAATCTTCTAATAATTTTCTGTCTTCATTAGTTACGTTGTTACGTAAAACTTTAGTGAAGATTTGTGTATATGCTTCTTCTAAATCCACATCGTTTTTACGTTCTTCTTTAGGCGTTTCTACTACTTCTGCCACTTCTGGTAAAGCATTAGCACGCATTTCTAATTCTAATTCTAATTTTTCACGTAATTCTGTTACTTCATTAGCGATAGAACGTAATTCCTCGATATTTTTGTTGTCTTTCTTAGCTTTTTCAAACTCTACTTGTTTGTCTTTAATTGCTTGTCTTAATTCGCGTTCGTTCATATGTTTTACATCTCCTTTATTAATACATATTCATTTCAATTTCTAGCAACTCAATTTCTTTTTGTTTGTTGCTATTGACAAAATTTTCGTAACTTCTTAAATCTGTGACAGCTTCTGTATCGTCATAGGCTGGGTCAGTTACGATTGATACATCGTACAATTTCTTGATTTTTGTAATTGTACGTTCAACTAAGTCCCCTTCTTCACGCCATTCCTGTCCATCTTCATCAATTGTAAATCCAAAAGAACATTTATTAATAATTCCAGCAGCCATATTCGCTACTAAATCTCGTGAATAAGAGGTGTCTGTAGGTGTCACTTCAAAACGCAATCCAATTTCATCTACAGATAGCGTTAAATTAGCTCCTACACGTCCTAGCACCTTGTTGTAGTCATGGTTAATTAAAGCGACTGTATCAGTCATATCTGCACCATCTAAGCAACCTCGTGCTAGTTTTTCCTTGAAATTCCACATTGTTTTACTCCAACGTTCAAACTTCAAAGCATATCCAACGATGACCGGTGTTTTTTCGTCTTCACTACGAATCTCCATCTGGTGTGTCATCGTTCTTAGTTCCTTCTGTGTCATTTTCCTCACCCCCTTTCAATGGACGTTGACTAGCACCGTATCTGTTTGTAGCAGCGTCAACTGCTATAGAAAGAGGTACTAAGTTAAGTGTCATTAAAGGCTCATCTGCCAATGGGGACGTATAAGGACTGTCTTCATTCTGTGCACGAATCTCATTTAAGGATTTCATACCGTATGACAAGTTGATTTGTTGCACTTTTGCACGGCTTTCACTGTCCCCACGCAACTCACTATCCATATTGAACTTGCAATAGTAGCCTTTTTTACGTTGTTTTTCTGTATACAACTTGTAATTAGCTTCTTCTTCCAATTGTGTAACCCACGGCTGTAACGTGTTTTTTACATAATCTAAAGACTGGTGTTCAATATTCGTGTAAGTCGCATTCGTTAAATCATTGATTTTATGCAAAGGCACTTTGAAGATTGCTGCAATTTGTTGCTGTGAAAATTTCATCATTTCTAGGAATTGCATATCCTGTTGACTGATACCAATTTGTTTGTATTTCAGTCCTAAATCCACCACTGCAATCTTTTCATTGCTGTTAGTACGTCCCCATTCATCACGAATCTTTTTCTTAGCTTCTGAATTAAGAACAGACTCTACTTCTAAAATCCCTTGTGGTGCTCCGCCTGCTTCAACCATGTTCTTGTTGTAATTTGTTGCAATATCCATGGTAGCCATTTGTTGTCTGACTGACTGCAATGGGGACAATCCCACGATTCCATCTTTAGATAATGCTTTTACGTGGTAGATTTCATGCGGTAAAAAGTCTACTTGTTGCTGTCTGTAGTTAGCACGGTAGGCATATTTACGTGTATTTCTGTCCACAATAATCTGCACATTCGATGGGTCAAGAGGAATTAATTCGTCAATCTCCCCGTTCTTATCGAATAAGATATAAGAATAGTGATTACCGTATGTACACACATCTGTTACAATCAATTTCTTGTACACAAATGGATTCATAAAGCGGTTAGGGCGCATATTTAACACTCTAGCTACATCACTTTCGTTATCCTTCTCAATAGACGTTTTCGTCTGTTTATAGGACTTCCACGGTAGTTTAGCTATATCGTCACTTAATACGTTGATACAGGCATAAACCGTGGCAAAACGCGTTGCGTTGCTAGTTGTGGGCTTAATCGCTCCCCTTGAGTAGTCTTCTCCAATCAAGTGTCTAAAAGCGGTAGCCCAATTGCGTTCTAAGTCTTCATTAGGCTTGCTAAACACTTCTCTAGGAATAAAATTCTCTAACATTGTTATCCACCCCCTTTCTTAGGTGTGTAAGTTCTCGATAGAATGAATCCTATGAGTATTAAAAAAGCACCACTTACATAAAGCCCTATTAATAGGTCAATATATAAAGTAGTGCTTATGATGATGATTACACCTAAGAGTGCAATAAAATCATGTAATTTCACTGTTATAACCCCCAATCGTCACTTAAAATTAGTTCTTCAAGGTTAATCTGCATGTTGTCTTTCATAGCCCTAGCAAACGCATTGATGGACGCTGCCACTGGGTCAATACGGTCAACACTTTTATTTTTCGTAATTTTTATGTTTTCAGAGGCGTCTGCTACAACACGGGCATTACTCATAGCCCAACGTAACAATTTATCTTCTGAATGCTTCATTTTGCCTTCATAAACGGCTTCTCTAAACTTCTTAGTAGGGTCAGTTAACATTCTGATACCTTGTTCGATTTCAATCATGGTCAATCCTTCTTGTTCTAAGTCCCACACCATCTGAATAGCGTTCCATTTGTCGTAACACACTTCTTTAACGTTGTATTTCTTAGCCCATTCAAGAATTTTTGCTTTAACAAACGTATAATCCACAATTGCACCGTCTGTCAAAATGAGTTCGCCACGGTCACGGTAAATATCAAAACGTACTTTATCTTTTGCCATACGTTCATAAAACTTGTCTTTCGGCATGAATGACACTTGTTTGAGGCGATATTCATTACCATTAGTTAAAACTAGTCCAATGGACGTCAAGTCAGTTGTCATGGATAAGTCAAAGCCTAAATAAGCATTAGCACTCTTTGCAAACTCGTCAAAATCATCATGTTCAAGTTCGCAAGCGTCCCATTTATTCATATCCATATACCCTGCTTCCGGCATATCTACCCATATATTCATGTTCTTTGTCATGAAATTTCTCATTTTTTCTGGTACATCTAGGGCTATTTTTAACTCATCACGTAAGAATTTCATACCCACTTCACTAGTAGCTACGATTGGGTTTGCTTTAATCCAGTTCCGTTCATCTTTAATATCATCGCCTTCATCTAATTCATTGACCATAGCAAAGTAAGAGTCATTCTCCACATCACTATCTGGGTCCAATAACTTAGTTACATACGCATATTCTTCTGTATAGCAAGGGTTTGATAAGTCAAATCCTGCCGTTGTAATGATACTAATCAAAGGCTGTGGACGTGCTACTTGCCCTGATTTTAATACTTCATAGATTTCTGACGTTTTATGGGCATGATACTCATCTATTAATCCAGCCTGTGGGTTTAAACCGTCCCCTGTCTTACCAGCTTCTTGAGATAAGGCTTGAATGAATCCACCTGACTTCTCATGAGTGATTTTCCCGTATGCTTTCTTGAATTTACTCTTAAAAGCACTGTTATTAAGCTGAATCATGGTTTCATTCCACAAAATCTTAGCTTGTTCCGTTTTAGTAGCCCCAATGTACACTTCTGCGTAAGGCTCCCCAAACGCACTAGCTTCATAACTAGCCACACAAGCATTAGACTGGGTTTTAGCATTCTTACGTGCTACTTGCCAATAGGACGTTCTAAATCGTCTATATCCTGTATCACGGTGTACCCAACCATAAAGATTACCAAAGATAAAAATCTGGATAGGTGCTGGGTCAATGTTTTGTCCAGCAAGTGGTCCTTTAGAGTGCTTAAAATTAGTTGTCCACTTTAGAAAACGCAACGCCTTACTATCGTCAAATACGTAAGGAAATTCGTCTGTATCTTCTCGTTCCACATCTCTTAAGAAACGTTGACAAGCCCACTTCTCTTTTACACAATGACCGTATTCTGAATTAATGACTTGTAATGAGTAACCCACTAACATTTCTTTTAAACTACTCATACATTATCAAACTCCACTTCTTCCTTTTTCTTATCTGGTGTTAAAGCAGCATGTAAGGCTAGTTTTGCCCTTGATGAAGGGGATAAACCTAAGTCAGTTTGCATTTTTCGCAACTGGTCAAACAAACTAGCTTGTTTAACAAATAACGGGTGTGCTGCAACAACAGTTTCACTTGCTTTGTTGGCTTCCACCATGATTCCATCTTCATTAATACGTTTAGTACATAAGATATATTGTTCATAAACGTTTGTATAAACCGCTAGTGTGTGGACATCTAAGTTAGTTAGCAACTCGATAGACTGTGTTTCTTCCACAATATATTGAAATTCTTTCTTAGCAATTTTTCCTAGCCATGACGGTGGTAACAATTTATCCTTTGCCACTCGTAAGGCTTCTTCATTTTTCATACGTTGTTCAATCTCTTTGTTACTACGTTTAGGTTTTTTGCCGTCAATAATCGACAAACTAATTGGACGTGCTAGATTTGCCATGTTTTCCACCTCCTTTCAAGGTATTGTTCGTAAAATAGCCATTCCGGCAGAATTTATTAAAGGGAATTTGTGCGAAGCGAGGGGGGGCGCGGTCTTGGGGGTCGATTTTTTCCCGTGATTTCCGTACGGGGTATTCCGACAAGAAGCATAATGTTCGGTTTTTGCTGTTTTCAAGCTACAAATAGCGGTATATAAGCGTTAATTTCCGTTGAATTTGCTTGAATTTCGCTTGATTTTCATTAAATACGCCCCTTTTATCTTAGATTTATTAGAATTTCTTTAATTTTTCATTGAAATATGTTAGATTTGTTCGTTTTATTAGAAAGTTTAATGAAAATGTTTCATTAATATTTGATTGATTTGCTTGATTAATTGTTCTTGTTTCTTCCTATTAAATGAAAGAAAAAGAAAATAAGAAAGAAAAATGAGAAACAAAAAAAGATACATTGATTAATGTATCTCTATCTTGTTCTACTCTATTCTATTTTGATTATGTATATTGTTTGTTTGATATGTATGTATAGCTTGTTAGTTGTCCCTACTTTTTTCCTTATTATTATAGAAGAAAAAGTTTTAATGAGTTTAATAATGTTTGATGATTGATAAGATATGTATATACTTGTTTGTCTGATTGATGATAAAAAGAAAAGTTTTTTTAAAAAAATATACAAAAACACTTGAAACTTTCGTGCTTTCGTGCTATCATATAGACAAGGTTAAGAGATGAAACAATTAGCTCTAGCCTTTCCTTTCAAAAGAAAGGAGGTGAAGCAGATGAAAAAGCTTTTTGATTGGTTTGATAAACTTGGACCAAAAGAAAAAGCCAACTTTCTGACAACTGTAATGAATTTAATAATAGCAGTTATTAAACTCGTTAGTCAGATAATCGGCTAAACCAACATGGGCAAGTGAGTATCTTGCTTGCCCTCTCTTTTGAAAGAAGTATACCATAAAAACGAGGTGAATACAATGGAAGATAAATATATTTATGATAATACAAACCGTAAACAGATTTTCACATTACGGTTAACTGTAGAAGAACATGAGGCGTTACGTTACGAATCTTTCAAAACTAAAAAGCCAATCAATCAGATAATAATTGAAAAACTTTTTAAAAAGGAAGAAAAATAATGTTGACATTAAATATAAAAAGTGTTATCATTTAATCGTTAAGAAAGGTGGTTAAATATGAATAAAAAAGCCGGACGCCCTGCAACAGGATTGAAGCGTAACAAGCAAGTATCTTTTAGGCTTTCCGAGGAAGAATACAACCTAATCAAAAAGAAAGCTGAAGACGCTAAACTTTCAATTAATCAATACTTATTTAAAAAACTTTTTTCAAATATAGAGTAAAAAGTGTTGACATTAAATTGATAAAGTGTTATCATTTAAATATAGAAACGAGGTGAACAAAAAAGCAACCGTCCTAGCCTGGTAAACTAAACGATTGCTTAAGGAAAATTCTAGAAAGCAAAGTGCCTTCTGTACTCTATTCTAGCAGATTGGTTACTTTCTTTCAATAATTTAGAAAGAAGGAATAAAAAAATGAAAGCTATTGAAATCAAAAAAGATTTAAAGCAATCTGGATTTAACACCAAAGGAATTTCAATTCGTATAGACAACGCTTATAGTGATACGTATATACTTGTAACAATTGCGGAAGATTATAGCGACAATAAAGAAGCATTAACAACATATTTAAGAAATAAATACGATAACATTGATTACTATGTTGACGGAACTTGTATTCCTGGTGGAAACACTTCAGTACTATTTTATTAATCAAAAACCAATTTTAGAAAAGAGGACAATTAACATGAAAAAATTAGCATTAATCACATTAACTACATTAGCACTATTAGGAACACAAAACACAAAAGCAACAGATTTAACAAAAGATGAGTACATTACTCAACTTGAAACACGAGTGAAACAATTAGAACAAAACCAATTTATTGCACCAGAATACTTATCAGATGATACAGTAGACTACTATGCTGCCTATCAAATTATAAAAGCGTATAACGGACAAGAGTACGATAGTCGTGTTAACTGGACAGTTAACGAACATAGCGTAACAATTGAATTAAGTGAGGGGCTATAAGCCCCTTGCTATCAAGCAGAAATGAGGTAAATGAAATGGCAAAAGTAGTTTTAAATATGCAGCATAAAACAAATGGATTAAAACGAGAATTTGTAGAAGACTCATTTTTAGATATGTTCTACACAGTCCACAATTTAGATTATATTACGGACGAATTCTTGCAATTGGCTTTAGAAGAATATTTTTTGAATAAACCAATTGATGAGGATACAGATATTTATGAGTACATTAACAACTTATCTGATGACCAATTAGCAAGTTTAATTATTGGCGAATTTAATGACGATTATCACGTAACTGTTAAATTAAAAGAATTATACGTGTCAAGCCTATACATTCAAGAAGAGAATGAACAGGAGTACAACGAATTTGAAAATTGCATGAATTGGTACTATTTTGAGAATGATGAACAAGCAATAGATTACTATTTGTATCAAGATGATTGGGATATTACTCACACTGACCCGCCATTTACTTATACGATTTCACGAGTTGAAGGCGACGACTTAATAACTATTTACGAGTTAAAACGTTAAAAAATTAGGGCTTTTATAAGCCCTTTTTGTCGTTTCTATAATTAATTCCTGAGCTCTCAAATATGAGTACCATTCTAATTTCCTTATTTTTGCGTTTTAAGCCACTGTAATAAAATTGGTGTATTTTGCTATGGTAGTTTAAAAGGCGAAAATAACCCTATTTTTAAGCGTATAGATACATGTTTAAAAAATGCGTTCTAAGCGTTTGTAAACCATTTAGTGTATTTTAATATAAAGAAAATTTTAGGTATGTATACGCCCTATTTTGAGCATATAACGCACGTTTTGAATACTATATAGTACAAACGCACTTTGACAAAACCTTGATTTTATGCTACTTTTGAGGTGTTTACACGTTCTAATGATAGTGAACATACGTTCCGAACATGTGTTTGTTTTCATAAATTTACATTAAAAAGCTCATAATCCGACTTTTTGCATTTTTGCTCGCCTTATGAAAAAATATCAGAAACCTGGGCGGGCTATATAGGAATCGTCGTAGCGAAAAAAGATATATGAAAATCGAATCCGTGTATTAATATAAATATATATATTAATAATAAATCATAAAGAATGAGATATGTTTTTTAAAGACATATCTTTTTTGTTTTGTTTAAATTTAAAAAATAAAAATAATTAAAAAGAATTTTAAATATTGGTATTTTATTTTAAACAGATAGAAATTACAAATTGATATTCATAATCATCAATGGTTGCATACTCTATCTTCTCCTTCCCAATCATACAATGTACTTATCAATCCACATAACACATAAATAGAATAGCAAGCCTAGCGAATTGAATATCTACTTTTAAAAGGAGGTTTACACACCAACCAAAAAATGTATAAACAAAAAAATAAATCATGATATGTGGGAAAGAAATTTTAAAGCACAATAAATAAATTAAGGATAGAATTTTTAAATGCAAAATGAAAAAATTTTGAAAGGTATAATTGTATAGTTAAATGTTACTAATGATTGCTAGGCTTCCTACTCTAACTATGGAAACGTGAATCGAACACGTCAATCATGAATCATGGTATACCAATACTTCCACACTTACATAAAAAACGAAAATAGAAAAACGAATCTCAAAAACGAAAATTCGAAAACAGGGTATCAAAAACCAAAATCTGAAATGGGGTATCAAAATTTCAAATTCAACACCAGGGGAATGATTGTATTTTGCGAAAAAACGGGGCAAATTTCAATTTTAAAACCAAAAAGGTATAAACACCTTAATACCAACCTCCATTGTCTTCTGATTGAGTTTTACGGCTATGGCACGCATGACAAAGTGGTTGCCAATTTTCCTCACTCCAAAACAGAATCTTACTTCCTTTATGTGGAATAACATGGTCAACATCTGTAGCTAGTACAAACAAGTTTCTCTTTCTGCATTCCACACAGAATGGATTAGCAGCTAGGAATCTCTTACTAGCACGACGCCATCGACCGTCATACCCTCGTTGATAGGCATTAGGGCGATTCTCTTTAGGCGTGTGTTTCTCACAGTACCGTTTTGAAATATCAATCAGTTCATTGCAACCAGGGTGTGCACATGGACGCTTAGGCATACGCTGTGAATCGTGTAGCGAATACATCTGCTGGTACAATTTCAAGACCATCATCTGGATATAACACTACATAATCTCCTAAATGAATTTCAGACTCGATATATTCCTCGTTAAATAAAAACCACTGTTCATCTTGTTTCCCTACTAAAAACTTATCTAAGAACCAGTTAGGCATATTAACTAGATTGCCATCAAACTGGACTGCTTGGCATTTAACCTCAACTTTATAATTCATAACTTATCTCCTTTTGTGTACGCAAAAAAAGACGCCTATAAAATGATAAGCGCCTTTCGCACAGTTTTCTATGCTAGTAGAATATCACATTTTCGATGAGAATTCTATAGGCAAGTTTCTCATCTTTTACATCGTATTGCATAATCCAGCTCGATTGGCAAACGTTTCTAGTACACGGTATCTGATACGATAGATTTGTGCCGGAGAGTAGTTAAACAGTCTAGCCACTTGTTTCCAGCTATATTCATCGTGATGAAAATACCGTAACTCAATAATCTTCCTAGTGTTGTCATCTAGTCCATCTAGGGTATCTTGAATAGCTTCTTGAACATTCTGTAGAAAAATCAATTTCTTATCAGATAGATAACGCACTGCTAAATTCTCAACAGGCTTTCCCATGACATTAGACTTACCACCGCCTACATTCTCATCGACTTCACGAATGGACAATTCTGCCCTTCTTTTAACAATTAAGGTAGCGTATCTAGGGTAATCCATGAACAAACGTTCATAATAGCCCAAATCATATCTACTCAACTGCATTGTCACGTACCACCACAGTTGCTTGACCCATAAGGACTAATGGGTGTTCGCTTGCTGTTTCCATATCGATAAACACCAATGCTTCTTCTACGTTTGTTGTAAATTGATTATCTGTAGTCACGTACATGCTACCGCATTTTAATACATATTCCATCATTTATACCAGCTCCTCTAATTTATCAATTCTAAATTTACACCATGCACCATCAAAACTATCATTTGTAGTTACCACAGGTAAAGAGAAAAACCCGTGGCTTTTAATGAGTTCTAATGCTGCTTCATCTTCTTCTACATTAATGTCTTCAAACGGAACATCATGGTCCGATAAGAATTTCTTTGTCATCTTGCACGGCATGCAATCTGGTTGACTGTATACTTTAATCATAATCACACTTCCTTTAAATCTATTGTTGGGTCAATATCATCATCTGTTCTTAATATTCAACCATTGCCAAACCATACTCCACCATTTCACAAACAATATCTAATGCAGTTCTTATATCTTTATACTTGCAATTAGCATTTTTATGAATCCTTGGGTCATCAT